CAGCAGCTATACTTAATGCAGAACATCAAATAACAAGATTTGTTTCTTCTAGTCAGTATGAGATTACTTTAAGTGTAACTGCCAATTCATCTGATACTGGCAATGGTTCTTTTACAGATGCAACAGCAGACACAACTAATGGAGATGCTACAGTTACTATGGATTCAACTACAACATTGATTGCAGGAGGAACTATAAGTGGAACTGGCATACCTTCTGGGACAACTATAGCATCTATTACAGACGGAACAACTTTTGAAATGAGTGCAAATGCCTCTGCAACCAATTCAAATATAACTGCTACAATTAATGTTACTAGTGCGGTTTATCAAATTAACACAGGTTTAGATAACACTGTTGGTGGAACTGGTTTTGGTGCAGGTCAATACGGAGGAACTACAAGTGGAGCAGTATCTACAACAATAAATGAAGGAGGCACTTATACTAATTCAGACACAACTTTAACAGTAACAAGCTCAAACCCGGGCCATCAAATAGTAGCTAATGATTTTCTTTTAATAGAAGAAGAAATATTAAAAGTTACTAATGTTTCAACAAATGACCTTACAGTTACAAGAGCGCAAGAAGGAACAGCAGCATCAACTCATGCAGATGGAACAACTGTATTTTTAATAGTAGGAAACGCAGCAGCTTCTGATGATTTTGTTGGTTGGGGTGATGCGGCTAGTGTTACAGTTGCTGGAGCGCAGATAAGAACATGGTCACATGATAATTTTGGAGAAGATTTAATAATTAATCCTAGAGATAGTGGAATATTTTATTGGGACAAAACAGATGGAACAAGTGCTAGAGCTGTGGAGTTAAGTGCTACAGGTTTATTTAGTGGAGAAAAAAGTGTTCCTACAATTGCGAAACAGGTATTAGTTTCAGATATAGATCGTCATGTTATAGCTTTTGGTTGTGACGCTATTAATTCTAGCAGTAGCGCTGCTCAAGGTAATGGTATACAAGATCCATTGCTTATTAGATTTAGCAGTCAAGAGGATCCAGTAGACTGGTTTCCTACCACAACTAACACAGCAGGAGATTTAAGATTAGGTGCAGGCTCAACATTTGTGCAAGCTGTTGAGACAAAAAGAGAGATATTAGTTTATACAGATAAATCTTTACATTCAATGCAGTTTATAGGACCTCCATTTACATTTGGTATATCACAGCTTGCATCTAATATTACTATTATGTCACCAGCATCAGCCATAGCAACTGAGGATGTTGTGTATTGGATGGGAATAGATAATTTTTATACTCATGCTGGTCAAACACAACAACTGCCTTGCACAGTAAAAGACAAAGTGTTTTTAGATTTTAATTTAGAAGAAAGAGACAAAGTAGTTGCAGGAATTAATTCAGAGTTTGGAGAGGTTTGGTGGTTTTATCCATCTGCTGATTCAGCGGAAAATAACAGGTATGTAATTTGGAATTACGTTGAGCAGGTGTGGTATTATGGAACAATAATAAGAACAGCTTGGATGGATAGAGGAGTTAAAACATTTCCTATTGCAGCAGGTAGTTCTTATTTATTTAATCATGAATCTGGCTTTGATGATGACTCAAGTGCAATGTCCGCATTTGTAGAATCTTCTGTAATGGATATAGGTGACGGAGATAAATTTTTATCTATAAGAAGAGTTATACCAGATTTAACTTTTACAGGATCTGTTACAGGAAGTTCTCCAAATGCTACATTTACTGTAAAAGCAAGAGATTTTCCGGGTTCTGATTTTTTGCAAACAGGAGATGCAACAACATCTAGAACAGCAACAAGTCCAGTTGAGCAATATACAGAAAAATTAGATTATAGAATTAGAGGCAGATCTTTTGCAATAAAACTTGCATCAACTGCATTAGGTTGTAAATTTAAAATGGGAACACCTAGAATAGATATAAGAGAAGATGGAAAAAGATAATGGCATCAGTTAATTTACCACCTCCAAGATTACCAGAACCTCCAGCGCAGATAGACAGAAGGTATATGGAAGATTTAGTAAGAACATTACAAACATTTATTACACAAGAAAGAAACCCCGGTGAGCTTAGAGCTACAAAAATAACTTTAACAGATTTACCTACATCTGCATCAGGATTAGAAACAGGAGCTTTATATAATGACAGTGGGACAGTAAAGGTGGTAACATGAAACCAGCTTTTGTGTTATTATGTTATTTAGCAGGTAATCCAGCAGGTCAAATGCATATGTCAAATGTAAATAATTGTACATATTTTAAAGATAGATTAGCTAATCAGACTGTTAAGATTGGTGAAGAAACACAAAAATATGATTGTTATTGTAAATTAGTGAATGTAAACAAGCAAATGAGGTTGTGGTAATGATACAAGCGCTTATAGGCCCAGCTACAAAACTGTTAGGCAAGTTTATAGAGGACAAGGACACAAAGAATAAGATTGCCTTTGAGTTAAGCACTATGGCAGAGAAGCATGCTCAACAACTTGCTCTTGCTCAGATAGAGTTAAATAAAGCTGAAGCTCAGTCCGGCTCTTTGTTTAAGGGCGGCTGGAGGCCAGCAGTTGGCTGGACATGCGCGATAGCTTTTATGTACCACTTTATATTAAAAGATTTAATTATATTTGGTGCTTTATTTGCTGGTGCAGAGCTGCCAGAGCTGCCTGAATTTGACATGGGTACACTTCTCACCGTTCTTGGCGGCATGCTCGGAATCGGGGGACTTAGGACATATGAAAAGCAAAAGGGTTTAACAAAATAACGCAGGATTTATTTAGACATTTAAGGATACATGTTATGAGTTTATATAAAAATATACACAACAAAAGAAAAAGAATAAAAGCAGGTAGTGGTGAAAAGATGAAGAAAAAAGGATCAAAGGGCGCTCCTACTGCTAAAAATTTTGCAAGAGCAAAAATGACAGTAAAGAAAAAGTTTACGTAAAGTTTTGATATGGTAGCAAGATTACATACAATAAGAAGGAAACTAGCAAAGAAACAAAAGCTAGGTTTTAGCGAAAGAGCAAGAGCTGTGAACAAAGGGCTGATACCTAGTAAAGCAAAGAAAAAGAAGAAAACATAATGTTTTGGGTTTATGTAGCAGAATATTTAGCAAGGAGGCAAAAATATGAATATAGATGTTTTGAGGGAAGAGATTGCCGCAGACGAGGGATGCGTCATGAAGATATACAAAGATCATCTTGGATACTTAACCTTTGGGATTGGACATTTGGTAAAAAAGACAGACGTAGAACACGGATTTGCTGTAGATACACCTGTTTCTAGAAGAAGAGTAAACACTGTATTTGCAGAAGATATTGCTCTTTGTATGTCTGATTGTCAAAGATGGGTAAAAGGTTTTAATGATTTACCAGAAGAAGTACAACATATTTTATGCAATATGATGTTTAATATGGGGTATACAAGAATGAGTAAATTTCGTAAACTAAAGGCAAATATAGAGAAAAAGAACTGGTCTGGCGCAAGCGAAGAGATGAAATCAAGCAAGTGGTATACTCAAGTAACAAACAGAGCAGAGAGATTAGTTCAAAGAATGAAAGCGGTAGGAGAGTAAAATGTTATCAGCAATACTAAGTTTAGCAGCTCCAGCGATACTAGGTCCAGCAGGTCTTGGTTTATCAATAAGCCCGATGGTTGCAAGTGCAATAGGTGGTGGATTAGGCTCATTATTGCAAGGTGGTGATACAGAAGATGCTTTAAGAGGCGCTGCTTTAGGTGGTCTTGGTGGATTTTTAGGTGGAAAAATGGCAGGAGCCGGTGGACAAAATATAGCTGGAGGCTCAATGCCGGGATTTGGTGGTGGAACTTTACCTACAGCTATGACTGGGGGCACAGTGCAAAAAATAGGCTTAAATGCCGCTCCAAATATGGGATTTATGTCACAATTAACAAGGCCTGAAGCTATTGGTGCAGGGATAGGTGGTTTGGCAGCTGATGC